TGTTCCGCTCTAGAGAGTTGGCGAGGCTGCTAAGATGGCAGATCGACAACGTGGGGTTTGGACGGTGCGATGATGGCACGTTGAAGTACCGCGTAACAGGGAAACGGTTCTCAGGTGACATGAACACAGCGTTGGGCAATTGCCTGATAATGTGTGCGATGATCCACGCTTACGCAGCCGAGAGGGGAGTGAACATTGAGCTTGCTAACAATGGTGATGATTGCGTCGTGATGATGGAGGCTGGAGACCTCGACGCTTTCACCAGGGGACTAGACGAGTGGTTTGACGAGATGGGTTTCGTCATGACCTCGGAAGTACCCGTGTACAACTTGCATGAAGTTGAGTTCTGCCAGACCAGGCCCGTTTTGGGCCACGCAGGACTCATCATGTGCCGGAATCTCGAGAAGGCGAGAGAGAAGGACACCATGTGTATGTTGGACATCAGCAGCAGAAATGCCAGAGCGAAGTGGATGGGCGCCGTTGGCGAGTGTGGTCTAGCACTCTCCAGCGGCGTACCAGTGATGCAGGAAATGTACAAGGCGTACGTGCGATACGGCAAGCCCAGCAAGATACAGAATAGTGTCGGCTGGGAGTGCGGGATGACCATGATGGCCAAAGGACTACATGCACGCGAGCGCCCCGTCACTGATGACGCGAGGTATGCTTTCTACGTAGCTTTCGGAACCACCCCCGATGAGCAGGTGGCACTAGAGGAATACTACTCAGAATGGCAGTTGGATGAGACTGTTGACTGGGGAGTGGACCTAGCAGATGTGTTCCCTGCTCCCTACTAGTTGTTATTAATGACAATTGGTTGTGGTGATTAGTTGTGATGATGGTGACACGTAATAGCGCGAAGCGCAATAAACGGAAAGGAAATGGGCAAACGCTCGAATTGTTCGGTGAGGTCGCAAGACCCCTTGCCGAGTGGTCGGGCAAGCAGCTCTTAGGAGCAGTACGAGGGATCGTCAGTGCATACCGCCAGAAGGGCGGGTCACGCGAGGAGGTAGCCAGAGTGGTTGCCCCTCTCGCATCTGGTATGAGGCAGGCGCAGAAGGCGCCGAAGTTCCAGAATGTGGAAGGTGGGATTCGTTTCACCCACACTGAAGCAGTCAATGTGCCAAGCACAATGAATGCGATCCAAGTAAGCAGTGAGGCTTTTAGCTGGCTAAGCCAGCTCGCTGGAGGGTTTGAGGAGTATCGTATCAAGTGCGAGTTTGGGTATGTCCCAATCTGCCCTGCGACAACGACTGGTGTAGTGATGATGGCGTGGGATTACGATCCTGCTGATTCAACGACATACACCAACTACTCAGACTTCTTCAACACAGCTGATCATTGTATAAGTTCGTGCTGGGCGGCGTGTGCCGTAACTCCGAAGGTGTCAGGCTGGCTGAAGACAGGGATAGAAGGAGACCCACGTCTATACAGCCCAGGTGTGTTTAAGATGAATCAGACAAGTGCTACCAACGGGTACACGATGGTCCGGTACACCGTGGAGTTGCGCAAGGCGCAACCCGTGGTGAACGGATTTTCGGTGTACGAAGGTACGTACAATACGTCGTCGTCGATTTTCACCAATGCCGTGCACAAAGAGGGTTCTGCTATGTTATTCAAGGTTGGTGACTCCGACCTCACCCAGTTGGGTGATGGCCGGTTCTTGGTCGTGTGGTCCACAGACGGCAACACCGGGGGATTTGTTTCCTTCGGTGATGCCTTGGCTCTGGGGTCGCGGTACGGCCCGGAACGTAGTGTCGTCGACTGGTACTCGAATGCCAAGGGGAATGGTATCGGTGCCACTGTAACAACAACCCCAGGCGG